TCGCACTTAATTCAGGCTATTTCAACCTCATACAAGCATATTTTGATAACGATTTGATAACGAAATCTTCGTCATATCCAAGCCATTCCTCGCCACAACAAGAATCATCCATAGACTTTGCCCTCAAATATGAAGCTGCCATCCTTCTCGAAATAGGTTAAAACTGGGCTTACCTTATTCTTATCTACGTAAACGACTAGAAAAGCTTGTTGCCAGTTCGGATTAGCTGTGTATGAAATTTTTTTGTAATCCATTAAATGCCCAACTTCATAACCCTTTAGAACACGCCCTAAAACGCCCCCAGAAGCCTCTGAGAAGGCCGATACTCCAGCCCTGTGGGTGTGTCCTTGGATAACGTTTTTACCTGCTTTACGGGCGTTCTCAAGCCCGCTAAGGCCGGGTGTAGGTTTCACACTACCTGTGTCTCCGTGGATGACTATCCAGTCTTTGGCAATTTCTAATGGGGCTTTGTGGAACTTGATACCAAGCTCATCCATCTTCATAAACTTTTCAAATTTCAGTTCAGGCAAAGATAGAAAAGCCGGAATCTTCTTCATAATGACGTTGTAAAGCCGGTCGGTGTGATTGCTACGAATCATGTCTGTAACTTGTAAATCGTAGAGAACGTCAACAGCCATGTCTCTATCAGCTGCCAGAGTCTGCTCATACCAGCCGGGTGTGCCCTCTGTCCAACGCGAGATTTGCGGAAGGTCTATTTCGTCTCCGCAGGTTATTACTTGGTCAAACTTTTGTTTAGCTATAAATTTGGATAGGGCTTTGACCGCCCTGACGTCTTGGTAGGGTACCTGAAGGTCAGGCACAATGCAAATCTTTTTAATCTTCGTCATCCTCGTATGGAGTGAAGTTTGGATTGTCTGGGTCAAAGTCAATAGGCGTTGGAAGTAGCCAGTCTGGGTAACTGGCCTTGTCCATAATCATTGCCATGGCTATATCAACAGTAAATCCAGCCTTGCGCAAAGCTTTATAGTATTCGTTGAGCCCGATGCAATACATTTCCAATGGAGAGTATGTATCATCTTGAACTTTAACTTTGCGTGCCATAGTTAAATTATCGCTCTAGGAGTATGTTATAAATCTCATCAACACGCGTGTTCAGGCGTTTAATTTCACCCAATAAATGAGTAATAACATAGCCTGATAAGCCACCGATGATGGAGACTGTGGCTATGTATAGCGTAAAGAAATCTTGTTGTGTCATTTCTGAATTACCAATACAGCTGCGGTCTCTGTGCCTGAAGCGGTAATTCCATAAACGGCATTGCCGTGGTTCTGCAACACAACCTTGTCTTTATGGTCTACAAGATAGCCGTTGGCTGTTGTTAGGTCAGCCCCACCGATATAAAAAGAACCGGAAATAGCGTGAATATGAACTTCCTCAGCGGCTTGGTCATTGGCCACAATGATTGAACGTGTGGTTGTGAGTGTGTATTGAGTGCTGGAAATTGTCATTTTTTAGGGGTCGCATATCCAAAGACACCGGCAAGGATTGCCCAGAGAACAGCGCGATAATCAAGTGCAAAGTTACTAGCTGCCCAAGCAGACAGGAAAGCACCTGCGGTTAGGAATAGTGGATGTTTCATTGTGTGCCCCCTAGCATAGGTATTTCAAAAAAAGAACCATCTGTGTCAGCTTTACCCTTATTGAACGAGATATGGATATGGCTGGTGTGTGGGTTGATTCCAGTGTATTTGCGCCATTTCCAGTTAAGGATTCGACTAGCAATCTTCTTATTGTGTATGACGTAAGAAATCCGTTTAGCAGGGTCAGACTTTGCATATGCACGAATCTGATTTGCCAAGTAGATGCTTTCAGATTTATGGTCTGTGAGGTCTGCGTCAATGTCAAGGGCACGAACCCAGCCCATAGCATCAGGCGTATGGTCTGATTTAGAATCGTGTTTCCTGTCTCCCACGGTGCCGTCAGTTCTACGGTCGCGTAGTGGATACGTGTCATCTACTTGCTCTCGAAGCTGAATAACACTTTTGCTTAATCTTATTTTCACGCTAGTAGCAAAGCCGCTTCATCGGCAGTAATGCCTAAACGCTTAAGTAGTGCAGCCTTAGCCTCAGCCTTCTCAGCTGCCTCAGCTTCTTTTGCTGCGCGGTCTAGTTCGGCTTGTGCTTGCGCTGCCTCTAGTTCTGCTACTTCTGCATCGGTTAGTTCTATCTCAAAAACTTCGCCAGTTGTGCAGTTGACTTCTACGCGTGTTGGATTTGCCATGTTTTCTCCTTATGAGTTCTTTATGCCGTATAGGTAAAATGATGAGCCTGAGACAAAGTTGCCATTCTGTGCGTTCAAGTAAATAGAAGTAATGGCGGCTGTGTTTGACCATAATCCGGCATACATATCAAGTTCGTGATATTGACCGTTATTTTCTGTTACGTTGTCAGCTGAATAAGATTTGTTATTTGAACCAGCGTAATTAGGAATATAAACTTCGGTATTGGTAAATGTGTCAGCGGTTGAACCTGAGCCGCTTCCATTCATGGCACCCCAACCAAATGATGTTCCTGAACCAGATGTTACGGTTGTATTGTAATATGCGTTAATTTGTCTGGTTGAATAACCAGTAGTAACGCCGTTAAAATTGCCTTGCCAGTAATCGTAAGGGCCGCCTGTGTAAGCACTTTTAACTGAGCACACAAGTTTCAAATCGGTATAAGTTCCCGGAATAGCGCTGAAAGTAATGCTCGCTGCGGCAGATGTCAGGTTTTTTGCTTCGATTAAATAATATGTATTAGCCATTATGCCGCCGCAATTCCGTATAGGGTAGCGTTTGAGCCAGCCGCGATAGTTGCTGTGCCACTAGGAGAAATAATGTCAATTCTTGTAATAGCAGAAGTGCTTCTGTATAAAAAAACAAAAGCAGCAGTTTCATTTGATGCAACATCAGCACGCATCAAAGCGCTTTTATTTGTAGTTGTATTAGAGTAATTCATTATATGCACTCTATTTGCCCAATAAGTAGAACCGCTAGTCGTAGCATTAACATCTAATCTTGTTTGATTAGTTGACCTATAACTTGCAGCAGTTGAACCGTTTCCAACCAACAAAGTTCTTGAATAATTCGTGCCTGAGTCATTGTTGAATCTCATAAAACAATATCCATTAGAATCCATAAGGTTGGCTACTAAAATTAAATCCGTATAAGAACCACTAATTGAATTAAAAGTGATGGAAGTAGTGGCGCTTCCAAGAGTGGTAGTCGCTATCGGTTCGTAAGTTGCTCCGGCTGCCATTATGCTCCCTTAATTCCGTATAGGGCGAATGATGAATATTGGTTAAAAGTGCCAACGGCTGCAATACTTATTGAAGTAATAGCCGATGTATTCATCCATAAGCCAGATGTAATAGAAACATTTCCAGAACCATTAGTGTCGTAACCTTCTAATTGGCGTGTAGTTTTGTATTTATTTGTATTTGCATAATCTAAGATGTCCATAACTCCAACACAAGGCGCTGTTGTTGAACCTTGAGTTAATGGAAAGAATATTTTAGTAGTATCGTTGGCGGCTGATACTGTCGAACCATTTCCTGTTAGCCAATGAATTCCACCATTTGAACCGTTAAAAGTTGTTGTTGCTGACTGTGCTGTTGTATTAGTAATTGCCATCATTCTTAATTGTAAATGAGTGAAAGTGCTAGGAATGGAAGTAAAACTAATACTGGAAGTTCCACCGCCACCGACGGTTACTGTGGCAATAGATTCATAGGCAGCAAGTGATGGTGCTACTCCTACGCCATAAAGTCCAGCGATTGCGTTACCAATCATTAGGCGATAGCACCGACAATAATCCAAGAGTTAGCACTCTGACGGATTGCTGAACAAGCTTTGTATTGGGCAAGAGTTGGCGCGGCTGATACTGCTCCAGCTGAGACGATTGTTACGCCTGCACCTGCAGCGAAGGTTAAAAGCCCTGCACCTGTGTTGATAAAGGTAATTGTGCTACCAACTTCAGCAGCAGTAAGAGTTGAGTCTGGGGCGATAGTGACGGTCTTAGTGCTTGCATTAGATGTAAGGATTGTTCTTTGATAAAGGTCGGCATTGGCCACTGTGTAGGTAGAGCCGCTTTGTGTAGTAACATCAAACGAAATTAAGCCATTCCACATGTTTGCGGAAACCACTTGGCCTGTCGAAGCTGGAAATCCTGTTGCCATTTATTACCCCTTAATATGTCATTACTGACGTGCCGATTATACCGTATAAAGAACTGCCTATGATGAAACTGTCGATGATTGGTTCAGATGTTACGAACGTGGTATTCCAAGTGCCTGGAGTGATTTCGTGGCTTACTCCCATACATTGCAAAGTCTTGTCTATGACTGTGCCGTCTTGCCCTACGTTCTTGACACGGATGGTGTCAAAGAAATCTAAGGTAAGGGCAGCGGTTGTGCCTGCTGCGTAGTCGGCGGTATTTAGGTCAAGAGTGAGGGCATCAACCCGTAGAGTGGTCTCTGCCCGTGTCGCAGTATAAGCCTGTGCTATATCCAAAGCCTGTGCGTCTGTTTGGACTAGCAAGTCTGTAGCTGTGTAAGAATGTGGGAAATACTTAATCTGGCTGGCCGTGTTGTTGGCTACCTGAGCTGTGCCGCCTGCACGAGTAATTGAAGTCTGGTTAATAATCAGCTTGTCATCTAGGGCAGTAACTATGTTGCGGTATGAAATGCCTGTGCCGTCATTGCTAAAGAATGTTGGGTTAACGCCAGACTTGCTTTGAATAGATGCTCTGCTCAAGAACTCAGCGTTGCCCGATGGCTTGATATAGAAAGCACCCTGTTCAGAGAATTCCATATTGACAATAGCCTGTAATGAAGTTCTAGCAGTGCCCGGGTCGGCTTGAACCGTAGTTGAGCCTGCTTCAATCTCTCGCATAGATGCTGGGAAGCCGATTGTATCTAATATGTTTGTTATGCGTTGCCCGGTTGTCTGGCCAGCTGATGCGCCTGTAACGGTGGTAATGCTAGACATATTAAAGAGACGGAAAGCATCTACAAGCTCAATATCTACATAACCTATGTTTTGTTCTTTATCCCATGTGTAGTTATAGGTAATTGTATAGCCTGAGAATAAGAACTCGCCATCGGCTGAGATACGAACTTTGCGCAAAGGAACTAATTTACCCGCGTAGGGAGAAGTTACCGAAGTCGGGTTCCAATCTCCATTAGGGTCTATTACTCGTATTGTGGCTGTGCCAGCTTGAAATTGTTCTTGCAACAGGTTATAGCCACGTCTAATGCTTACCTTGCTGACTTGGTTGGAAATGTCTATTGTGTCAGCCGCTTGGTCTGCCAGCGTGTTAAACCCTAATACACCCTCGCCAATAATAAACGGGTAGCCGAATACGGCACCAGAACTAAAGTCGAAGGTAACTACTAAGGTTGGGGTTGCCATTAGAGACCGGTTCCACCTTTGAAACTTTGAATTGTGCTGTAGTTATTACTATTGCCGTTGGCTGATGCACCAATGCTAGCTGCGTTAATTCCATATTGTGCAGCTGTTGGGTCAATGTAGATGCGCAATTCTGTGTTAGTTAATGCTGGAGATTTGGAATCATAACCTATGCCGTTGCCTGATAATGGCACAAATGGGAATAGGCCTTGGTCAAACATAGATGGAGTAGTTGCGGTTGGTTTATTTGTAGAAGGAACTTTTACTGTAGGTATTCCTAATGACGCAAGTTCTTCTCTCAACTGTCTTAAAGCATCTAAAGCAGTTTTAAAAGCATCAGTCCAACTGCCAACAGGATTTATGTTTGCCAATTTTGCAGCTGCAGTTTGAGCAGATAAAAGCTGTTGCGCGTAAGCACCGGCTTCTTCGCTATTGCCTAACAAGATGGCTTGTTGAGTTTTAAGTCGAAGAGTTTCATCTTGAGTTACTTTACCCATAAGGGCAGCAGTATTTTGAATTAAATCCATGTTAAATAATAGAGATGCTTTGTCTTCTATCTTTTTAAGTCTAGCTAACGCCAATCTTTCTTTTTCTGCCTTTGCTTGTTTCTTAGTCAAGGCAGCCAATTCTCTTTGGCGTTTAGCAGCTTCTTCATCCGCTTTTTTACGTTCCTTTATAAGTTTCATAAAAGCAGGAGTTAAGTCAGGGGCTTTCATAGCCATTGGGTCAAATGGAATGTTAGGGTTAGGCCGTTTTGTGGCACCCATAAAATCACTGCTAGTTAGTTCTTCTGATTGCACTCTAAAGTTAAGAACTGCTCCAGTCATGGTGCCAAGACCTGCAATAATATCTGATACTACTTGTGCCAGTTTTTCCATATTAGTTGTGGCTCTGTTAATATCGCCGCCGCCTAAAGCCGATGTTAGAGCATCAGTTAAGCCCCTACCAATGATTTCTTTAGCATTGCCTGAAGCAATAGTCAAAGCATTTAATTTATATGCATATGTGTCAAGGGCTTGAGATGCTTGTCCAGAAAAACGCTTTGCAATGATTTGTTGAATCTCATCAAAAGATTTGGCTGCTAATTCTGCTTTAGTTAAACCTAGTTTATATTTAGTTAAACCTTTTGTATTTCCTACGTAAGCCTGAGTTAAATCATTGACAGTAGTATCTAAAGACTCGCCTGAGCCAACTGATGCATCTAAAGCAACTCTCATCAACTCTTGGGATTTAGTATATGACTGAGTAGTTGAGATTAACTGAGCAAAAGCAGGTCTTAAAAAATCATCAGCAATGTGAAAAGTCTTTTCTAAACCTGCAATGAAGTTTTCTACGTTTGTTGACTCGTATGCTAAACCTAGGTTGCTTAAAGTCTTTGATAGTTTTTGAGCTGCTAGGTCATCTTCGGCAAACGCTTTTACGGATGCAGCAGCATAACGAAAAGCCTTTTGTGCGCCAGCTAAACCAATATACGCCTTGGCGAGATTACTTACGCCTTTGCTTAAACCTGAAACATCCTTATTGGCTTTACCAAACGCACCTTTACCTTTGTATTCGGCACCAATGCCAATCATTAAGTCTGTTGTTGCCATTACTTACCTACTCTCGCTCTAAACTTATTTGCTGCGGCTTCAATGGCCTTAATGACTGCTGCGTTGGCTTTGGCACCATCTTCAGCCCAAGCACGATAAATCAAACGGCCTTTCATATATCGGCCACGTCTGCCTGAACCTTCTCGAATGTTGCCTTGTGTCATAGGACTAGCATTTTCTAACGCCCTAATAAATTGAGCACCGGCTCTTGGGTTATTTGAGTGGCTAAAATTCTTGTTGGTTCTAGGTGTGCCTTTAGGTGCCTTTTGCATACCGGCAGGATTCTTGCGACCTGCAGTTTCAAAGATGGCACCGGAAGCAGTCTTGTTAGCAATAGAAGCTGCATAAGAGAAGCCGCGTCTGTTTGGCTTAGATGGTGTGGTTTTGTAACCAATACCTCTACGCATAAGAGTTGCGTTATAGATAGGCCACTTTCCGGTTTTGCTATCACCACGCCAATGTGATGGCGTAAAGTCTGAAGGAATATAACCACGGGCTTTTTTAACTATTGGTTTTAAAAACCCAGCTACTTCATTTTGTAATTCTTTGGCTAAATCAGGTTCAAACTTACGTAGAGCATAACGAAGTTCTTTAACGCCTTTTAACTGCGTTGACATCCTTCATCTCCTTTGCCCTGTCTTTCATAGCCATCAAATAAGTCTTGAACATTCGCACATCCATATCTATGAAGGATTGTGCAGGAATTCCCGTCTCTAGGCTCATTCGTGCAATGAGGTAGTGAAGGGAATCCCTAGTTAGTCCAAAGGGTCGTCATCAAGAACTTCCACACGAACAAGAGTTTCTAAGAAATCTGCGCCAAAAGGCTTAACAGTTTCTCCCGACCTACGGATACATTCCCAAGCTAACCAATAAACGTCAGTTTGTTTTTCATCCTCACGGAAGGCTTTGTGTAAGCCTTTTTTTGCATATACTTCAAAAGCGAACTCTATTGCAGGTGTAATTTGGTGTGTAGTATCGCTACCATCCACCCTTACTATTCTTAACTTTGCCATTTTAGCCCTTTTCTTTTAGTTGTTTAGAATGTGCCTGTGCTTGCTACAACGGTTGTGCTGTTGCAGGTAAATGTGATATCAAACATCGCTTCTTCTGAAACGCTGCCTGAAATGTCTGGAATGTTGTCAATAAGAATCGTTCCGGTATAGAGCTTATTTTCTGCTCCTACTGCTGTGCCTTTTTGTTGAATTGCTGAAAATGCTACGGTTGTGCCGTATGCAGCTTGTAGGGTAGCAAGAACTGAACCTGTTGCTAGGTCGTTCAAAAATGATACTGTGATGGTGTCAGCTGATAGTCCGGTAACGAACTTATGAGCTGTATCTCCCATTGCAGTAACTTCTAGTTGGTCTGATTGACGGTTAAGCGTGAACGCTGTAACGTGGTCTGATAGGTCAACAGTTGCAATCTTAAAGCCAACTTTATTGTTTAGAAAAATTGCCATTATTTATTCCTCGTCTTTCTTGGCTGGTGCCTTTGGGGTGGATTCGATTTGACCAATCTTCTTCAAGAAAGCCAAATCCTCGGGTGTTAGATTAGACATATTAACTCCAACTCGTAAGTAGGCTCACACGTATTTCACTTGTGAGAAGGTCTCCAGCAGTTGTATCAACTGATACCCCAGACACAGAGCCAATGTTATAGTTTAGCGTGGATGCCGCTAGTTTAGTAAATACGCCAACAATGAATTCTTCCATGTCCATAAGTGAACCTTGGTTATCAAGTAGTGGCAAATAAAGTTTAATTCTAAAGTTAGCCAACGGTGAAACAGTTATGTGTTGGTTATTACTTGGCACAATGTAAGGGTCATCAGGTTCTACAACTACGCTGTTGGCCAACGGTGAGGCAGGTGGAAAGGAAAATACCTGCCATACCGTTGGATTACTTAAAGCCGTTGCAATGGTAGAACGGAGAGTTGTGA